CAGTGTCTCAAGGAATGCACGATTTTATTAGCACCGACCTGATCGCGCAAAAAACTGCAGAGCTATGGCCTGCATACATGGGGGCGAACTCCCTGGCCAAATACAAGCAGTGGTGGAATGTGAGCTACGGGCATATAACGGAGCAGATAGGCTATGCGGCACGTCTTTGCGCTCGCCCTAACTGCCGGAAGGCGTTTGCTTCATCCGTAGCCAGTCGCAAGTACTGTCGTCCTAGGTGCCGGTTTTCGGAGGAGCAGGCCCGTCAGCGGCGGAGACAAAAGGAGGCGTTGGAATTGGAAAGGAACAAATAAAGGGGGAATCATGATGGAATCTGAACCAACATTCACAATCCATTTAGAGCTTTTGAACCAACATTCAAACAAACGGCGTTACTTGATCGTTGGAATAGACGGCCCAAGAGCAACAATGTCCAATTTATTTCTTCAGGGGTTTATGCAGGTGGAGTACCCGCCGGAGGGATGTTTGAGAGTTGGCGATACGATCAACGAAAGGGCCGCTTGCTCATTTAATCGGCAGGTGACAGTCAGCACCAGGATGCGGACGTTGGTATAGTGCTGCAATTGCTATGCTTCGGCCTAGCTCAGACGCTGGTGGTAACACCAACGTCTCATGGTGGCCCGAAGCCACAAATAAAGTTAGGAGGGGCGTAATGGAACAAAAGATGAATGGGGCGCATGAAAAACTGATATGCGTTATTTGCGGCACGGACATAGAGATAGATGCGGGTGATTGGAAATACGGACATAACGCATTTCCGGTAAGAGGTGGCCGATGTTGTGAGTCGTGCAACATGACGGTTGTAATTCCCGCAAGACTGAGGATGAACCCACGGCTTGAAGAATTACCATTTTGAATATTAAGCGAAGGAGGAGCGAAATGCCCACACATGATGCGAGGACGCCAAGAATCACAACGGCGTATCTGGTAAAACAAGAAACAACAGATAGAATTACAGGGTACGGGATCGACGCATTGCACCAATTCCAGCAGAAATATGGGGTTCGACTGGACTGGCATGAACCCCACGAATGCGATGTCAGTGCGGAACTTATTGGGCAACACTTGGATAATCACATTGGGGATATACCAGGGTGGGAATCTCCAATGGAACAGATCGTAAGGGTTAAGCACAAGAGCTATGCAGCCGATAACTCGTCACGCATAGACCACGAAGTATTTATCAACCTTGCTAGCTTAATTGCCGCTGCTTTATGGCAGTATTAATAAAAAAACAGAGGTGATATTATGATGAAGAACACGGGATGTGCGTTGTATACTGAGGATCAAGGATGCCCGCTTCACGGAGAATATTGTGCGTCGGAGTCTTACCCTGATACCGTTGTGTGGCAAGGTAAAGCAAAAGACCTAAACGAGGATGCCGTGAAGACACACTTCGAGAAACACCGCTAGTAATCTTCCCCCTCCTTTGTTCCCTGACCCCTGGGTGTGGTTCCCCAGGGGTCTTTTCTTGTCGGGACGAATATCGCCGTGATACAGTACCTGTACGAAGAAGGACGAGATATGATTCGTGATCGAATAAAGGAATTGCGGAGAATTCCCGCATCGGAGCTCCAGGCGAACCCGAAAAACTGGCGGAGACACCCATTGTCGCAAGAAGCAGCCCTTCGGGGAGTGCTGGAAGAAATAGGGTTCGCCGATGCGTTGATTTGCAGGGAAACTTCCGATGGGCTTGAATTGATAGATGGGCATCTGAGGAAAGAGGTCATGGAAGATCAAACGGTTCCTGTTCTTGTTGTTGATGTAAATGAGGACGAGGCCCAGAAGATGATTATGACCCTTGATCCCTTGGGGGCGATGGCTGAAACGGACCAAGAATTATTTGGTGATTTACTGGAGCAGATAGAGTTTGCCGATGAAAGCGTCCAGCGGATGCTGGAGGGCCTCAACAACGGTTCCTATCATCCCCTCCTGGCCGCCCAGAAATCCGACGAGGAAGACGCTTCGGATACTGCCTCTGAGACAGAGAAGGCCGAAGCCGAAGGGTATGAACCATTCAGCAAGTTCGGGCAGGTCTGGAGCCTTGGGAGTCATCGATTGATGTGTGGGGACTGCACTGATAAGAAAAGCGTGGACATCCTTCTGGATGGAAACACTCCGAACCTGATGATAACTGACCCGCCCTACGGAGTGAATTATCGGCCCGAATGGAGAAACGAGGCTGCTGCCAAGGGGCAGCTGGCTTACGGAGGGAGGCGGATTGGTCTGGTAACGGAAGACAACCGTGCCGATTGGTCGGAAGCGTGGCAGATGTTCAAGGGGGATATTGTCTACTGTTGGAGCGCAGCGGGTGCGCTCCAAATTGCGTCGGGGCTGGCCCTTCAGTCGGTAGGATTTGAGATTCGGGCGTCCATCATGTGGCGTAAGCCCCATTTCCCAATTTCGCGAGGCCATTATACCTTTCAACATGAGCCTTGTTGGTATGCCGTCCGAAAAGGCCGTCAGGCTGCGTGGATTGGCCCAGCAAACGCCTCTACGGTCTGGGATATACCGCTGGACAAGAACGTCTCCCCAGACGCCCCCGATGGTGGTCACAGCACCCAGAAGCCCTTGGAATGTATGAGAAGGCCGATGGAATATCATAAAGGCGACGTATATGACCCCTTCGTAGGAACTGGCACGACCGTGATAGCTTCGGAGTATGTTGGTCGCCGTTGCTATGCTATGGAGATTGAGCCACGATATGTCGACGTATCTATCCGCAGGTGGGAAATCTACACTGGGAAAAAGGCGGTCCTGCTATGACCTCCGCAATGTTATCGTTGGGAGCATGATTGATGGTTGAATCAAAGTATAGCCCCAGACGAATAACCGCTTTCGCAAAGCAAAGAAAAGCCCTTGAACTACGGATGGCGGGACGAACGTGGCAAGAGATTGCGGATAGCCTTGAATACAAGGGACATAGCGGGGCCATCGCTGCCGTTGATAAAGCGTTACAACGGACGTTACAGGAGCCAGCGGAGAGTTACAGGGCGTTGACATTAGAGCGATTGACAAAGGTCTTGCAGGTCTTCTGGCCCCAGATGCTTCGGGCCGATCCTGTTGCAGCACGAACAGTTTTGCAGACCTTGGGTGACATCAGAAAGCTCCTTGGGCTGGATGCACCCGCACAGATAGAGCATGGGGGGACAGGGGTTCCTATACGGCATGAGGTGGTGAACTTAGATCTTGGTGACATTACAGGCGCACTCCAAGTCTTGGAGCAAGCAGGGGCCATCAGGATGGATACCAATGGACACGAACCTGATAGTGCCTTGGACGGATTACATCCCACACACCCCAACGGGTAAGCAATTGGGCTTCCTGTTACTGGATACGCCCGAAGCCTTGTATGGGGGCGCAGCGGGGGGTGGCAAGTCCGACGCCTTGTTGATGGCTGCTCTTCAATATGTCCACGTTCCGGGCTACTCAGCCCTTCTTCTCAGGAAAACGTATTCCGACTTGGCCTTACCGGGAGCCTTGATGTCGAGGGCGGTGGAGTGGCTGGCTCCGTCTGATGCGACATGGAGTGGAAATTCCAAGAGATGGATGTTCCCTTCGGGAGCAAGTCTGACGTTTGGGTATTTGGATCAGGCTGGGAGTGAATACCGTTATCAGTCATCCGAATTCCAGTATATAGGTTTCGATGAATTAACGCAGTTCAGGGAGAACCAGTATCGATACCTTTTCAGTCGGTTACGCCGTCTAGAGGGTCAGCCAGTGCCACTGAGGATGAGGGCAGCATCTAATCCCGGCGGGGTTGGACATGAATGGGTGCGTCAACGGTTTGTTGATAAAGATGTTCGCAATTATGATCGAATCTTTATCCCAGCAACATTGGCCGACAACCCCTACCTTGACCAGCAAGCCTACCTCATGAGTCTTGATCAATTAGACCCGATTACCAAGCGGCAGTTATTAAATGGTGACTGGACGGCAAGGCATGGCGGCGATAAGTTTCATCGAGAATGGTTTGATATAGTCGACGCTGTGCCAGCGGGATTGACTAAAATAAGATACTGGGACATGGCGGCGACTGAACCGAAAGGCAATAGAGACCCCGATTATACCGCTGGAGCCTTGCTTGGCCTCAGTTCTGAAGGAATCACATATATAATAGATGTCCGTCGCATGAGAGGTTCACCAGGAGCCGTCGAACGCCATGTGAGGATTACCGCTGAAACTGATTCCCCCGAAGTAACTATCACGATGGAACAGGAGCCAGGAGCTTCGGGCGTGGCGAATAT